GGCCACCCTACTGGTTGGCTGAGAGGAACTGCTGCAACTTCAACCGGCCCGAAAGGCCCCAGTCTCCCGCTGCTTCAGCCTCCGCAATCGCCTGATCCGATGAGGGTGGCCCGTCAGAAGTTGTCACCGAATTGAGATCCTGCTGACGTTGAGAGCCCGCAACCGCGGCCTGCTCAGTCGGCGTCAATTCAGGTTTCGGCGCGACAATCTCGAATCCGAGTTCGTCGGCCAGCGCCTTCACCTTGTCCGCATCCACATCCACTTCAGATAGGGCCAAACGGTGGAGGGCTTTCCCCTCAGGACTGTCCGGGCTGAACCCGGCAGCCGACACCGCATCCCTAGCCTTCAACGGACGCAACTCCGAAAGAAGACGATCCCGCTCCTCTTCGAGGGCACGGAAATTCTTCTCCTTGTCGGTCGTCTCTTCGATGATGGTTTCTTCTGACATTTGGTTTCACTTCCTTTCGCTGACGCCAGACTCCTGCGAGATACGTTCCTGCTGACGGAGGGAACGACGGGACACGCCATAGGGTGAAACCACAGGCTTTCGCGGTGGTGAGGCTCTGTCCGGGCGCGTCCAGTGCACGGCAAAGCCACAAGGGTTCGGTCGGATGGAACGAGATGGTTCCGATGACCTGGATGGGCTTACGACTGGTTGATTGCCCTACGACGACACAGCCGAAGCCGTCGTGATCTGCAACCTAGCGACTCAGGTTTGCTGAGTCAAGCTTATCGGGGAGTTAATCCGGTGAGGGCGAAGTCTTGGCTGGTGGTCACCTGGCCGAACCCGCCAGTCTGGAACAGTGAAGCCTCCTGCCGGAGCAACCGTCTGATACGGCGAGTCTGCTCAGCGTCGCCGAAGATGTTGGCCTCAGCAAACTCTTCCAAGTCGAAGGTGTCGTCCGGGTCGCGATGCCGCTGTGCCAACTGGTCGAGGGTGAACAGTTGGCCTTCCGCCTGGACGAAGAAGTTGCGGGCCAACCCCTGATCCACCCCACCCGCCACCAATCTCTCCGCAAGACCCGAGCCGATCGTGTCGAACCCGCGGGCCAGTCCTTCTCCGGCGACCTGAGCGACAGACACCCTCTTGTCGATGATCGCCTGCCCCAGGTCCGGGTCGATAAACCAGGCGAACACAGCCGCCCCACCCGACACCCCATACAAGCCTTCGAAAGCATCGCGGACTTCGGGAATATTGTTCATCAGCTCGAACGCCCCGCCCAGCCGTCCGGCAAGTTCTGAAGGTGAGACGTTGCCTTCCATCAGTTCGGTAAACCTGTCTGTGAACAGGTTGTTGTTCAACCCGAACTCTCTGAACAGGGTGCTATACGCTTCGCGGGTGGAGAACCATTCCTGCTCGGACATTCGCAGGCTGCCGTCGTCCCGTTTGATCCCGGGGAACGCCTGGTTGTAAGCGTCCGACGCGCGGACTTCGGCCAAAGCCAGATTCGGGTCGCCTGTCTCAGACCATCTTTCAGCGAACAGGGATACGAGTGAGGCGGGAAGCCACGGGTATAAGGCTTGGACTCTCGCCTTCCAGTCGATCGGCTCAGGAGCGGGCGGGGCAGGAGCCGGTGTAGGTGTCGGCGGGGTGACCGGCGCAGGTGCGGGTGTAGGTGCGGGGGCTGGCGGTGCGACCGGGGCTGATACGGGGGCGGGAGGCTGAGATGCGACAGTCTGAGCCTGATTGTAGAGGGCACCGGAGGCGACGTTTATCAGATTTTCGACTTCGGAAGCTTGAGCAGCACCAGAGGCGTAGTAGTTGAAATCTCCGGCGTATGCGCCCGTCTCACGGAGACGCCGGTAAAACTCGGAGGCTGCTGTCGGATCAGACGCGTAGGCCAGATTCCCGATGGCCGTGCGGATCGCATGAGCATATTCGGCGGCGGTCGCCCGGCCCTGCGCATAGTACGTCCAGTCGCCGGAGATGAGCCCGCCAGGCTGGGTGAGCCACTGCCAGAAAGCGTCCACTATCTCACCCCCTTAGACGATCGCCGGGTCGGCACGGCGGATCTGACCGCCGAACGCACCATTCAGATTCGACATGAGATCCTCAACCACCGTCCGATTGTTCCGTTTCAACCCTTCAGACCGGAGCAGCTTCTCCGCCGAGCCGAGATCGTTCATCCGGAGGATTCGGGTGAACAGCTTGTCCGTCTCATCCGGGGTTTGTCCCCACACTGAGGAGAAGACTCCCCGCCACGGTCCGGCTATATCCTCGTAGGTCAAATTCGGATTGGCGTATTCGGGGTAGAGGGCCAGCCTGTGCTTCTGAAGAATCTCCTGGAGCTCCAATCGTGCATCCGGATCGTTCCGCAGTTTCCCAGCCCAGGAGGCAATGTTCTCTGCTCCCCAGTTTGACGCGTAGGCGGGTCCGAGCCACGTGTTGACCAGGTTTTTGACCGTATCCTCCTCCCCCCGGGTCGTATCCAATCCGGTACGGAACTGGGTTAGCTCGGGGTCGAGCGTCCCTCCGGCCATCGGATCGGCGAGAAGTTTGATCTGAGTGATGGCGTAGGCTTCCGTCCAAGTGCCTTGCGTCCACTTGTCCGCCACCAGCTCCGCCAAAGCGGGTGAAGCATTAGCCACTCCGGACTTGGCGAACAGGTCGGCGACTCGTATCCGATTGTCTGAGATGAGCCGGTTCGCTGTTGTCGGATCGGCCGCATTCAGCGAGATCCACTGGCGTTCCGTATCAGAATGGGTCCGCCACCAGTTCGACCCTTGCAGTTCGGCATCCGAAATAGACCGACCTTCGAGTGCGGCGGCTTCCCACAGGGTGAGAATTTCGGGGTCGGCCAGCCACGGTTTCACCCGGACTTCTGTCTCATAGTTCGAGTAGATGGTTTCAACCGGGTCGACCGTCGTATTCACCAGCTCCCGCGAATTGCCGAAGGAGAGTGCGCCGGTCCGGTAGAACTCATCCCAACTACCAAACGAGCGGTCGACCCGTTGGATACCTAGAGCTTCGCGGTCTTCGCCGGTCACCTCCCAGTACATGGGGATCGGCGGTGAAACCCGGTCGTTCATCCGGACGAGGAAGGTGCGGCCTCCCACCTCCCACACGTCAAGGTTCGGTGGAACCTGATTCAGAGTTTGTGCCATAACCCCACCTCAAATCACCCGGTTCAAATTCGGGTCCTCAGCTACCTGAACCGGGGTTTGCGGGCTTCCCTGCACAGCCCCTCCGGGGCTAGTGGAACGTCGTGCCGCCTCTGGAGCGCCGGGAATCGCCGCGGAACGTGGGGCTTGTGTGAATGTGGGGAGGCTCCGACCTTGAAAATAGTTTTGGGCGACCCATCCCAAATCGAATGAGACATGCACATGGTCGTAGTGGGATTCGCTCTGCCAGCGGACAAACGATGTGAACGGCTGGACGATCAGCCAGTTCCGTAACGCGGTCAGCTCTTCTTTGCTGCCGAAGAAGTCGACGGCCCCACCCGAATAATGGTCGCTGTTTCCTGACGGTCCGCCTGGTGCCGCATGGGATCTGCTGTACGGTCGCAGATATCCGGCCGACCCCTGAGCGGACACGTCGAACAGGTTTTCGATCTGTGAGGCGGCTTGAACGGCGAAATCTCGGCGAGCCTGGTAGAGCGGATTGTTGCGGTTGGTCAGATTGTTCGGAGCCTCCCCACCCCGAAACCAGTCCATCCCCCTTCCATCCTTCCCCGCACCTGTGGCCGGTTGGACACGGTTCGGGTCGACCATGCTCATATCATCAGAGGAGGCCCGCGCCCAGACGGTCGGGTCGAACCAGTCGAACGACGACACTTCAGGACGGAACTCGTCGGGCACTAGTCCTTCCAACGGGTTGTCCACTTCAGGGAGCAGATCTCTCGGGTCGGAGCGGAGTCCGCCTGCCACCTGCTGGGAGAGACGGTCGAAGATGCCGGTGAGAATCCCGTCGAGCGGCTGACGTGTCGTCATCGGCCCACCAGACTCGACATTCGCGTCAGCGAGGCGAACACGTTGTTCGCATTCCGTACCGTATCCTGCTGCCCTTCGATGAACTCCATTTCAGGACGGAACCGGGCGTCGAACCGTTCCGCGAACCGGGATGCCGGGTCCACATCAGTAAACGAGCCTGCACCCGTGTCGGGTGGTTGGATATCCCACAGTCCGGCGGCACGCAGTTCAGAAGGAGTCGCACCCGCATCCAACATTTCCTGACGCCTCGCCCACGCCTCCTCCGCGTCCATCCCGGCTACCTCCGTGTCGAATTGGCTGCGAGCCAACGCCACCTGCTCGTCGTAGACAGCCCCGTACTGTGATGTCCAGTACCCGCCGAATTCGGCAAGCTCCTCAGCGGTCGGCTCCCTACCGAGTCGAGAACGGAACGTCGCTTTCACGGATTGGGCTATGAAGGCTGGATCAGGTTTGATCTCCGGTGGAGCCTCAAACTTGGGACGTTCCACATTGCGGGGTAGGGCGATCAGTTGGGCTATCACATCTTGTACGTCGGTGCCACCCCGGTTCGCATAGGTCATCGCCTCGAACAGCGCGTCGGCTGATGCCTGATCCCAAAAGCCGGGGGTGTAGCCAGGTTGAAGCAGCCCGGCCTTTTCGAGCTCTTTCTGCCGTCGTCGGATTTCGGTGGGCGACATGGTTTGCGGCTGATATTCGTCGCCCGCCCGGTAGCGGCCAGTCGTCTCCACCCCACCAGGAGTAGACCGTCCGGTGAAGGCTGCGTTGGGGCCGGTGACAGGAACGGTGAGATCGCCGCCGAGGGGTGGGGGAATCCTCCGGCCAGTCCCAGCCGCCTCTTCGGGCGGGACGACGAGTGGCGGCGGACCACCCGTAGCAGCGGTGCCGGTGAGGTCGTCGACCACCTGACGTACCTGATCTTCGGTGACAGGCTGGCCGGTCTGCCCGGTGAGAACCTGGGCGGCACGGGTGAGCGCCTGATCATATTGGCCTGGACTTGTCTTCGCCAGGGTGACCAGAGCAGCGAACAGCTCCTCCTGGGTCGGGTCGCCTTCGAGGACAGCATTGGCCTGTTCGGCGGTCATCCCCGTCAGTCGGCTTCCACCACCGGCAATAGTCATGTCCACCTCCTAGTCATCGGCCAACTCCCGTTGGAACACATGACGCCAGACAGCCCCGAATTCGGGGTGCTGGCCGGTTATCTCTTCGGCGGCAGCTCTGAGCCATTCCCGGAGGAACCGGGTGGAATCAGAGGAAGTGAACCCGCGGGAGTTGTTCAACCGTGCCGAGTTCTCGTCGACTACCGCCTGCGCTGCCGTACGAGCCTCCATGTAAAGCCGGATGCCTTCGACGGCGGGAACGCCTTGAAGTTCAGGATCTTGAATGGCACGTTCGAATTCGGCGATGAAATCTTCGGTGGCAGGCGCATCTTTCAACGGGATGTACCCGTCGTAGCCGGGATACTCTTCCGCCAGCCGCTGTTTCGCATCGGCCAGCCATAAAGCAGCCTGGGCGTCGGTGCGGCCTTCCACCTGCGATTTCAAATGCTCGTAGGCCAGACGGCCTTTGAACTGGTTGGACAGGGCCACCATCTCGCGGGGGGTCAACGCCTGGCGGGTACCCTCGTTGATCGTTTCCAGGTAGGCGCTGTAGTCGAATTCGCCGCTGGTCGGGTCGGGCGCGTAGAACCCGACAGTCAGCCCATACCGTTTTTCCAGTTCGGGGTGGGCTTCAACCCAGCCGGCACCCTCCGAGTCCAACGGCCGAGGTACCAGCTCCCTCGTTTTGCCTTGCAGGGCGAGCAGATTGTCGGTGCCGAACCTGCGCAACCATTCGTCGGCAGCACGGTCATAATCCCCATACTCGTCGGCGAGACGGTGGAATTCGTCGACCATCCACTGCAACGGCACCAGATTCCCTTGAAGATCCTGGGTAGTCCATTGGACTCCCGGCCCGGTCGGAGCGGTCGACTGGGCTGCCCCGCGAATCCAGAAGAGCAGTTTCGCCCGATCTACCGCGGCGTCGTAGAGACGGTCGATCTCCTCCTGAGAATCCGTCGAATATTCGCCGGAGGAGACGAGGGCACGCATCACATCCATCACCGTGTTCCCCAACAGCCGATGCGAGTCGGGGTCGGCCATTGCCGTCTCCCACTTGTCCAGCCAGGCGGGCAGATACACGTCGGCCAGAGTGGTTCCGATACCTTCGGTGACGGGCGGTTTGCCGAACGGGAAGACGATGTTCTCTATAGCGTCGGGCAGGTCATAGTTGAACACTTCGGTGAACACAGCGGCGGGAACCTGGACGGTCGGCCCGAGTCCGGGGAGGATGGTGGCGGACATCAGATTCAGCCCGGCCAGCTCTCCGGTGAACACCATGCGGGCGGGTTCGGTCGAGTCGAACATCGCCCCAAACCTCTTCAACACTCCGCCTTCTTCTAAGAGGAAGCGGGAGGCCAACACGGAGCCGGGATAGTTGAACACCAGATCCCCATGATCGTTCTCATGGAAAAACCCTTGTCCGGGCAGAGTTCCCGTCCCAAGATATTCGGAGGCCAACTCTCCGAATCCTGGCCCCAAACCGCCCTGTATGGACTGTTGGAATCTTCGCAGCATGGACGGCTTGTTGCCGACGATCCGAGTCCAGGCGGTGAAAATCTCCTTCCACGCCTCACCGAACGGGAAGATGAGACGGAAACTGTCGAAGAACTGGTTTCGTCTGGTCAGATCGTAGAGGGTGTCCCGTGTCGCTTCTAGGGCGAAGGCTCTTGCAATGTTGTCTGCCTCTTCCAACGACTGGATCTTGGTGCCAGTCATCCGATTCACGATCCGGGCCATCTCTACCTGCCGGTCCCGCGACAGATTGCCCAATTCGGCGGCAGAACGGATCAGGGCTTCCTGGGTGGGCCGGTCGGCATAGCCGAGGAGTTCTTCCATCCGATTCCAATACGCCTGTCGGAAATGCGGACTCCGAGACAACGCGTTGGTGGGGACGGACATGAGCATGTTGAACATCCGGTCGACCGTCTTGTTCCACACCGCCACCGCCTGCTGCACACGGGACCCGTCCGCAACAATGTCCTCCACTTTCACCCTGGCCGGAAGCGAATCCACATACGCTTCCAACGCCTGTGCAATCTTCCGTTCCCCGCCCATCCGAAGCAGTGGAACATCGCCGAGCTTGCCGGAACCGACCGCGTCCAACAGGTCGGGATGCTGTCCGGTTTTGATGTTCAATCTCTCGACGACAGAGTCGATGTAGGCGTCGGATTCGAACCTTGCGGTAGTCGTATCCGTACCGGTTCTCAACCGCTGCCAGTTGGGGTCTTCGGACAGTTCTTTGCGGAATTTCTGGCCGGTCCCCTGGTAGAACCATTCTTTGATCGCGTCGACCGTGTTCGCATTCGGATCGTCCAAGCTCATCCCGATCGACCGGGCGTCACCCTGTCTCAACCCGCCTGCGATCCGTTGGGCTACCGGGTCGGCGGCAAGCTGCTGGAGTTCGGTGGCAGCCCCGTCGAAGTAGCGGTCGTGGTCCTTCCCGATCCGGGGGAACTTGCCGGTATACGTGTATCCGGAGGCACCAGCCCAACCACCCGAACCTCTCGACATGGCCGATTTGAAGTCGTCCATTTCGGTGAACAGATCGCCCATCGCCGATTTGACACCCTGCTCGTCGACCCCCCGTTTCAACAGTCGAGCCAGCCTCCCGTTGTTGGGGGAGCCGACCGCCCAGGACAGGTAGTCGATGGGATGGCGGAACATGGATGAGAAGCCGACTCCGGCAAGCCGGACCTGCTCCTCGCCGATAACACGGACCGGATAGGCCAGTCTGGTGACCAGTTGAAGACTCTTCCAGGTGGTACCTAACATGAAATCTGCCAGCGCCACAGAGTCGGTGACGCCGGGAATATCCCAGACCCGATTGTAGAAGTTGGCTGCTCTTTTTATGCCTTGCACGTCGGGGAGAGGGATCGCATTGGCGAGACGTTCTGCCAGGAGATGGGCGACAGGTTTCGCATCGTGGACTACCCCGTCGATGATGTTCACAGCAGGGGCAAGTTCGGCGTTTCTGCCTGCGGCGTCGATGAAGAAGGCGCGGCTCTCAGCAATGTCGTCACTCCACGCTCGGGTCAGTTTGCGGGCTTCGCGGATTGTTCGACCGCGGGACAGGCCGAGAGGGTTGGGACCGGACGAGAGGAGAGAGTAGAAGACTTCATCGTACAACCCGCCCTCTCTGATGATCTCCCGGTACAGGCCGGGAGCATCTCCGGATTCGAGTTCGGCAAGTCGGTTCAGGTAGTGGGATACCCGGTCGTCGCCGAGTTTGGCGGTGCGGATCAGATCGTGGACTTGTACCGCCGCATCGTCGAGGTTGTGCGGGTTGATCGCCCTTGTGGGCAGTTCGTGGGTGAACCTGACGTTTGATAGTGAGCGTTGGACGACTGCACCGGTGCCGAACACCGACCCGTAGTCGAGGCCCGCCCGACCGCCCGCCAGCGTTCCGGTGACACGGCCTGCGGTACGTCCTACTGGCCCTGCCGTTGGCACTTCTCGGAGGGTGGTGCCCAACACGTTGCGGAAGATGGCTGCCGTCTCATCAGGTGTGGTCGAGTTGGCGAGCTGCCAGGCGGTTTCCAGATTCTTCCCGGTCCGCTCCCAAATCCGGGTGATATCGGTCTCGTCGGTGAACCAGTCGACCATTCTTCGTCCGACCCGGCTGGTGAGAAACCCGTCGACCGCATCGTCCAGGTTGACCGCCTTTTTGATCCCGGGAAGCAGACCGACCCTTCCGCCGGCGGCGATCACGTCGGCACGGGAGATGAGTCCGGCACCCTTCGCCACTTTCCCCAAGCCGAGGTCGACGGGGGCAAGGTTGATCCCGAAGTCGGTGAGGCCGGAGAGGAACTTGTATGGTTCGGTGCCCGGTTCTGTCACCTGACGGGCGACCACCCTTCCTACTGTCGCAGTGTTCGCCCACGGGTCCTCCGCGGTTGGGGTGATGCCGGGGATGGTGATCCGATTCCGATACTGCTGCCTTCTTTCAAAGTTGGCGAGCAACCCTTGGCCGCGTTCCTTGTCATATCCGAACAACTCGGGGGAACGGTTCGGATCGGCAATATCACCTATCGCCAGGGCGAGAGTGGACGGGGCGGCATTTTCGGTCAGATTGGTGAAAAACGAATCCCAAAAGTCGCCCTGCAACAGTTTCGACAGTGAGGCGGCAATATTCCCCGGAGCCTCCAACGCTCCCGCCACGGCCCCTTCCCCCAGGTCGCCGCGGAAGAGCGGGTCTGTCTCCTGTTCCGCCGCGAAGATGGCGGGGGCGACCCGTTCGAACGCTTCTTCGAAGGGGGCGGATAGGACGGCTATCGCCCCGCGGCTCAGATTCAACAGGCCCCGACCCACATTCGTCGAAATGCCATCCCACAGACTGTCGAACTGGTTGTCCGGCACATTCGGAGCAGGCTCGTCGAACGTCCCATCCTCCACACCAAACCGACCCGCCGTCTCAGCTACCAGCCGGGCGGTCTGAGAACCAGGTCCTTGTCCGGCCAACGTCAACGACTGGACGACACCAGGGTCGAGCCACGGGTAGGCGTCGGCCAGTCCTGCCGCATTCTGAGCCTGACCGAACGTGACGGAACGGGCGGTCGCCTGACGGCGCTGCTCCCGCTGCTCCAACTCGTCCCACAGCCGGTCTTCGGTTTCAACATCAAGCCACGGGTAGACAGCCAAATCCACCCCCTGTACGTTCGATGAATGATTAGACGGGTCGGACGGATTCTCTATAACCTGGGGCTGCTCGCCATCCCAGTCGTCATCGGCGTGCTAGTGGTCATAGTTGCGGTCATGGCACTGTCGATTCTGGCCGGAGCAGGCTGGGAGTTCGGTCGCAACAACTGACCTACTCGTCGTCGTCCAATAGGTCGCGGGTAGCCTGAGTTTGGAGAGCATGGCCCGCTCCGATCATGGATGTCAACGTGACCGTATTCGACACTACATAGTCGAACTGCTGTTGACCGTCAGGCCCGATCGTCTCGTAGATGAGAATGGCCGAAGTGGGCAGACGGTCGGTCACGTCGACCAGGGCGAGCGCCTTGCTCACCGTGTCAAACAGCAGGTCGGTCGTATTCTGAACGAGCAGTTCGTCCCCGGTCATTCCTCACCGAGTAGCTCTGAGATGAGCAGCCCGGCCCCCTCGTTCGCCGTCTCCTGAGGTGTCCGCTCCAACATGAGTCTGACCTCTTCGGCGACCCGCCGTTACCATGCGGACGCCGTTTCGTTCAACTTCCGCTCTGCGATTTCAGTGCGGGTGCCGTCGACAATTCTCATCGGCGTTCCGATGCCCGTTCGATCAGCCGTCTCAGATCATCGGAGGGGGCCAGGCGGTACAACTCGCGAAGATGGAGGATCGGATCGGGAGGTAGCAGTCCGAGATCGGACGGTCCTGCTCCGAGTGCGGCTCCTGCGGTGAGAGGCTCGGAAGGACGGTCGGTAGGGCCGAATATGTTGGGACGTTGTATCGGCTGTCCTTGCGGACCCCCTCCGGGGCTGGGAGGTGCTGGACGTTGCGACCCTGCCATTGGTGCGGCCCGCTGAGCATCCTCCTGGGCTTTCCTCTGGCCGTACCTTTGACCGGATGCGGCGGAGATGGGCTGGGCGCGTGTGGTCATCGGGAGAGCGTCCCGACCGTCTGGACGCCGCCTTCAGATCCAGATCCGGTGAGGCGGGAAAGGACGGTGGTGATGTCACCGGGCGGTTCTTGCAGGCCGCCGCCACCGGCCATGGCTTCTTCTTCGGGGGTCATCTGCGGGTCCTGCGGCGTGTAGAAGTGACGCATGTTCTGCTTCAGATCGCCTTCGGGGAGGAATTCGATGAGCGCCATGTGCGCTTTCGGATCTCCGTTCTGGGCGGCGAAGGCGAGTCCTTGCATCAGATATTCTCGGGCGTCGTCCTCCTGAACCCGTCCTTCGATCAGGCTGAGTTCGTCGAGGCCTGACATTTTCTCTCGGACGGTCCGCCGGTCGACCAGCTTGCCTTGGATGAGTTGGAGTCCGGCGACAATCTTCTGCGGTTCGTCGAATCCGGACATGAACCCGTATTCACGACGGGTCCGATAGTCCCCGGCAATGTCCTTACTTGGCGTGTAGGTTTCGACGTGGGGGACACCCTCCTTATATCCGGGGAGCGGTTTGCGAGTTGACGGCGACACTCGTTCGTCGTATTCGAGCCGTTTGGCATCCAAATCTTGGAGGGCGTAGCGGAACACCTTCTGATATTCGGCGATCTCCGCGCTCACCCCTGATTGGAGTTCTTCCAAACCTGCGCCAGTGGCAAAGTTGAGCGGGCTGTTGCCGTCGTCTTGGACGGGGTATCTGATGAGGTTGCGGATGATCCGCTCCAGATTTCCTAACCCTTCGAACGCCTGGTAGGTGATGTTCGAGATGGGCCGGTCGACTTTCGTGTTGGGTGCGAGACGGTTGACCGCTTTACGGCCCATCTTGTATTGGCCGTCCATGTCCCCTGCAATGTTGGTGGGGGCGAACACGTTGTCCTGCATTGCCGTCACGTAGAGGACGGACAGTTTCGCGTGGGCTGCCATCGGGCCGAACGCATGGTCGTACTGGCCGATCAGATGGTTGAACGCGAATCTCTTAGCAACAACAAACGGGGGTGAGCTGATGATATTGGGGTAATGGTCGACCCGGGCGTTCAACTCGGGGATGAGAATGTGGGTGCCGTCCTCGTCGTAGTATTCGACCACTTCGAGTCCTCTGCCGGTCTGGTTGGCCCAGCCTGTACCTGATCCGAGCACATAGCCGGAGTGGTATGTGGAGCGTCCGCCTGCCACTTTTTCAATCTGCGCCGAATATTCGGGATACAATCGTTGGGCTTCTTTGGGGGGGATTCTCCGGCAGATGGCTAGCTCTTCGGGCTGCTGTCTGACCCCCCATTCTCCCGGGTAGGCGTCATACGGATCGCGCAACTGAGCACAGGGGTAGACGTATCCGTCCGGACTGACTTGGGATGAGATGGTCCAGACGGCGAAGCCGTATCCGGGAAGCCATCTGCCAACTTGGGGGAGTTGGAGTTCCATCCGGTCGTAGTCGTCGTAGGCGGTGACAATCCGCTCCCGCTTCTCCGCCCTTTTCCGTGGCCGCTCGTTGTCCGTGTCTACAGGAGGGGACACTCTTGCTTCCGGCAACGTTCCCAGTTTTTGTGCTAACGCGGTGATACCCGAGTGGATGAAGTTGGCCCAGGGCAGGTCCGTCTCACCAAGATTCCCCATATTCCCGAGGAGAGCTCGGATGGCGTCGGGGCCTCCGTCCAACATGGCACGGATACGCCACCTCGAATTGGAGGCGAAGCCCATATTGTATTTGAGGGCGTTGGCCCGGTCGATGGCAGCCTGCGCGTTTTTCATGCCAGATCACCACCAATCCGCACGTTCGTATATCCAGGATTGGGGAAGGTGCGGATGGTCGAATCGGTGAAAGTAACCTCCCATTCCGCCTTGAAATGGCCTGTCGTATCCGTGTCGGCGGCTGTCCAGTCGTAGGAGACTTCTCCGGCTGCCGCATCGTCGATATTGGCGGCGGCGTCGACTTTTACCGTTCCCGAAGAGTCGACCATGTGGAAGCGGACGGATGCGCCGGTCAGATCGACGGCAACATCGTCGGCGGTGAGAGTGGCCGTGATCGGCGGAGCAGTGTCGTTCCGTTTGATCTGGAAGGTGGCTATCAGAACCTCCTATTCGGCTTCAGACCCGGATGTGCCGTCTGTGGCAGACGACTTTCCGGTGTTCGGATTGGCAGTGGACATGCCGGTAACCGTGAGGTCTGCTCCGAGGGTCGAACCGGCGCTTGGAGCAACACCTGACCCGGATGTGGCGAGTGGTGCGGTCGCCGGGTTGGGCGAGTGGATGATCTTTCTGACCGCCCGGCCGATGACGACAGCCAGGTTGATGACCGAGGCGACGACTGTGGCCGCACCTTTGATGGTGACGGCGGGAAGGTTGAAGCTGCGGGCTACAGCGTCCGGCGCTACCACTGCGTCGACTCTCACCGTCGCAGCTTCAACATCTGCTACCGCTGTCAGAGTGGATGGTTCTGCTACCGCTCCACCGGACACTGTGGGGGTGGGGGTCGTGTAGGCGAGGCTGACCGTGGTAGGGGTGACCGTTTCGGGTTCTCCTCCACCGGTCGGGGTGACCGCGGGAAGAGTGAGGGCGAGGTTGATGGTGGCCGGATCAACAGTTCCGACCCCTTCGACGGTGACGGCGGGAAGCATGATCGAAGATTCGATGGCGGCCGGGGAGGTGGCGGCGAGTCCCTGCGGGGTGGCCTGGGGGACAGCCACAGTGGTGGTGGTCGTGTCGGGGGCTACCGTCACGGGAGTAGCCGGTGATGCCTGGGGGAGAGTGAAGCTTTGTGCGACCGCGGCGGGTTCGGTGACGGCAGAACCGGAGGGTGTCGCCGCGTTCACACTGATACTGCGGGCGATAGTGTCGGGGGCTGTTTCGCCGGGAGTTCCAGGGCTGGCCTGGGGGATGGTGAAACTTCTTGCGGTGACAGCCGGTTCGGCTACTGCACCACCTGATACGGATGCTGCCGGAGTGGTAACGGTTGTGACCACCGCCGCCGGAGTGGTTGCCGCGGCACCTTTCACACTGGGTGCAGGAATGGTTATAGAACGTGAAACGGCTGCCGGAGTTGTCGCGGCGGCACCCGCCACGGTGGCTGCTGGAATGGTGAACGCTCGGGCTATCGCCGATGGGGTGACCGTCGCCGGAGTGCCACCACTCAACGTGCCCGGGTCGATGGCGAACGTGACCTTCTCCGCTCCCCGACCCTGATCTGTCATCGAGGCGACAGAAGGCGTATACGAGGTGGCGGTTACATCCTCCTCATATTCGAGGTAGAAGAACACGCCTTCGGAGTCGGCGGTGCCGACCGGGTTCACGTCGACCAGTTCGGTCTGGCCGGTTCCGGGCGTAGCGGAGGAAGCCGTGTCTCCGTTTATGTGGATTTCCGAGAAGCCGCCGATTAGGAGACGTTCGTTGCCCGCCCCACCCGTCAGTCCGGTGAGTGTCGGAAAGGTGGTGCCGGCGCTGTTCGCCACGCTTGTCCCCGAATCCCATGCGGCGTCGGACGGGAACTCGAAGACACACCAGCCGACCGGATAGTTGGAGGCGTTGTGGGTGACAGTGAGAGACGATTCACCCGCCGACGTTTTGGTGAACACTGCCAGTTCGGTCGAGTTGACCGGAGCGAGCTGCTGCGTCCAACCAGTGATGTCGTGGGTGACTCCTCCGGCAATCACGGCCACCAGCAGATTGTTGGTTGTGGACGTGAATCCGAAGCTGATGGTATGTGAGCTGGTGCCATTACGGTCGGCAACCCCGGACGACTGGTTGACCCACTGGACCATCAGGACACTCCAGGATTCAGAATGGGCTCTCCGGTGATGTCGTCAACATTCCCCGCCCAGGTCAACTCTGCCGGATTCCAGTCGCGTAGTACGGCGTATCCGAAGAAACCGGAGCCGAGCCGGTTGTTGGTTATCACAATGCCGGTGAACGGAGAGGCACCATGCGAACCGTCGAAATACATGGTGTAGCCACCGCCCAACAGTCGGCAGTTGTTGATGGTGATATCCGAGAACCCGCCGAAGACGTTGGAGAAGTTGATCGCTCCCGTATCACCCTGGTCGAGGTCGATCGTGCAATGTTCGACCGTATAGTTCGACTCGCCGCCCAACGCTTCGATACCGTCATAATGCGGTTCGGCTGCGGGAGAACGGAACGTGTGAATGTAGCTGTCTAGGACCGTCACATTCGACCCGCCCGCCGGAGATATCGGATTCTCCGCGTTCCAAATGTTGCAGCGGGTGATGTGAGCCGGTCCTCGCACACAGACGTAGCCTTGACCGCCAGAATCGCCGGCGCCGTCAATGTCGCAGTCTTCGACGACCACGCCAGAGGTTCCGGCCGTGTCGACAACGAAAAAGCTCGTATCCGTAACCCGGCATTTACGGATCGTCACATTGTCATGGTTGACCTTGACACCCCCGGAAATGTCGGCCAGTTCGATGATCTGACCGACCCTCGACGTGGTGATCCCACCAGAACGGGTCAGATCCCCAGGCTTGAGGGCGACCCCGGTAAGACCGGTGGTTGCTCCGGTGGGGAAACCGGAACGACCTTCCGATACGACAGGCTGAGGAAGCGTGAAGGCTGCGCGGATCGCCGCCGGGGCGGCAGCACCGGAAGATACGGTGGTGCGGACACGGCTGATGGCGTCGGCCATCCGTTCCGCCTCGGTTTCCCCAACCGCACCTAACTCGTCGAGGAGGACATTATGTCCCAAATCACGGGGTGTAATCTAATGAAAAGAGTCCACCTGCCGCCCACTGCACGGTGAACGTGCTGTTGGAGCACGAGGCGGCGGTCACGAAGTCCCACAGGCCGACAAGCTGGTTGGTCGCCGTACCCGACACGGTTGTGACTAGGACGGCGGCCATCGCATCGGTGATGGTCACATCGTTCGACCCGCCATTGTCGTACACGTTGTCCGCCGCGTCATAGGTGAGCGTCCCCGATGACAGGGTGACTTCGGTGGAGGTGACCGCGTCGGCCGCATAGTTGCCACCGGAGATCTCGTTGGTCAGGTCCGCATGGAAATCATGCGTGTCGAAGTTGGGAGCGTAAGTGTCGGTGACCAGCGAAAGAGTGTGATCTTCCGCCTCGAGACTTTCCCCGGCAGTGTCGATCAGCATCTTTTCGATGGTCAGCCCGTACAGGCCGGATGCGGTTATGGCCATCAGTCCACCTCAACTTTCGATCCGACCGTTCCAACGGCCACACCGTCTTCCACGGGAGGCCGGTCACCGGACCGGTAGGCTTGACGGAGAGCTCGCAACGCCTGCTTGTCCTCGTTGGTGACTGTCCCCGCCTTCTTCTTCGCGACGAACTCCTCCTCCGCTCGGAGGACTGCCGCTTCCGCTTCGAGCCTGTCTGCTCTGCTCATCTGATTCCTTCCTTTATCTTGCGGATTCCTACAGGTCCGGAGGCGACATGGAAGTAGCCTCGGACGATCATTTCTTTCAGTGTCATCGGCCGTACATGCCCGTCCGGTTCTCTGATATATCGGATGGCGGAGGGTGCGGCGAGTGAGGCAATCCGGCCCTCCCAGTCCTCAGTATGGGCGACGATCCCCTGCGGAGATACCTGCCCGGTTTTGGCAACACCTTCAACTGTCGTGTTGGTCTGCCTCCGGTATTTCGCCAGGTAGAGAACCTTTTTCATGACGCCCAGGCGGGCATGTTTTCGCTGGTATCCCAGGGGGCGGTATCCCAGTCGTCCGGGCGGTAGGGCATGCCGGTCAGGTCGACTCCCATTTCCGTGTTGAACTCTTGTCGGGCACGGCGGATCGGGTCCCAGGCGAACCAGAGGGCCATTACCAGGTCGTCTTTGAAGCCGGTCCGATTCTTATTCCTTGAGTTTCCTTCATCCCATACGACGAGCTGGCCGACGAGAGTGTCGGTCATGGACTGGGAGCCTTCCGTATAGGGGAGGATGATGTTCTTGTTGCGGAATAGGGTTGAGAGGGCGGTGACTCCGAAGAACTGGTCGCTCTTATTGTGATGGGTCCGCCAGTCTTCGATGGTGATCCCATGCCGGTCGGTGAACTCGCGGACCTCCTTGTAGGCTGAAATCCGGCCGAGCAGGTTCACTTCTGCCACCCAGTGGACCAGCCCGTAGGTCTCATACCATTTGCGGATGATCTTCTCCGCCGCGGTGATCCCGCCACCCTCCTTGTTGTCCAGGTCGACCAGCCAGATCCGCAGTTCCGGCACGGTCTGGTATGCGAGGAGGACTGCCGCCTGATAGCCGGAGATGGCCGGATCGAGTCCTGCGACGAGGCGGATTCCGCCTTCACCACTTTTGGTCTGTGGGAGGGGCTTTCCACCCCCATAGCCGGGGTTGCGGCAGGCGAACACTTCGGCTTCGGGGAAGACGACCAGACCTGCAGTCCGGGCAATGTTCTGGTAGACCATTTCGAAATGGGCGGGCGTTTTCGCTGCACGTCTCCGTCCTGACAGCCACTTCCACGACCGGACTTCGGGGAAGAGGAGACAATCCCAATGTTCGGCGTCGTCGGGAAGGTCACATGTCGGATCGTGGGCCCGTTCGATTTTCACCGACCAGTCGGGCGAGTCGAGAATCTGCGAGTACAGGTCGTCGGCATGCTGACGGGAGCCGATGACGAACAGGCCGGTATGCTCCTCTTTCCGGGATTGGAGCTGGGTGAACCACCATTCTTTCGTCTTCTCCCTCGTGCCCAATTGGACGGTCGAATTCGAATCTTCAATATCGTCGACGATGATGATGTCCGCGTTCAACGAGAGGATCGACCCGCCCCGTCCCAACGATTTGATGTTCGGACCTGGAATCTCCGCATCCGAACGGATGGCAAGAGTGAACTCTTCGTTCGTCCACCGGAACGGACTTTTCGCATCCGGCACGAACGTCCCACCCGCCGCATAGTCTTCGATCAGCCTCTCGTTGGTCATGAAAATCGACCGCATCTGAGAGACCGGCTTTTCGGCGATCCCCTGCGTCACCGACACCCAGAGGACACGAATGTTCGGGTCGAGCATCCACAGGATGATGCAAATATGGTCGAGTAGCTGGGTTTTCCCATGACGGACCGGGGCGAGAATCATCTCCATCCCCCCGGTTACAAGAGCAGTGAAAATCCCTTCAGCCCACCGCTTCTGAAATGGAGGGGTGACAAACGGGTTCCGCCGTTCATCCCGAAAATACTTGCCCCGACATTCGAGAAACCAGTCGACCAGAATCGGAATATGGTCGACCGTCCAGTCGAAATGGGAGAGAGGCAACCCTTCAGGACGGGGAGTAGCACGCTGTACCGCCGCCTTCGCAGCCTCGCTAACCGTCCACGCCTGCCACCGGGTAACCGTCGACTTGTCAACGTCAAACCGGGCGGCAGCCTCCACTACCGGACGGAACGGACGCTCATTCCACCCCTCCCCATACCATTCACGAGGCGGCTTCCGCATCTCCCTACCCGCAAGCTTCCGAAGCCGAGCCTCCTCAGCCGCCGCCGCCAGATCCCCACCACGCGAATGCGCCATACACAAATCAGACCCAGAAGGAAGAATCCGCGACCCACACCGACTACCATCCGCCTTCACGGCAACACACTGAGACACGGAACACCTCCCCGTAGACCCCCCGTGGCACTGCCGTACCCCAACACGTAGCTCACATCCCCATCAGAGGCCCCGTCATATTGGGATCGGCTTTCTGATATGACCTGACTCAGGTTTCCTCACAGAATGGCACCGAATGAGGACGGTTCCCTTCCACTATCTGTAAACGTGCAGGTCAGAGGATGATTCTGCTGGTCCTGCTGTCGCCCATATCCCTTGTTATGTCAAGCTAGGGGCCTGATCTGAACCGTACTAGGGCCCGGTACAGTCCAGAAGCAGCGAAGAGTCTGCCGACGTTCTAAAACTAAGACGGAGTTGGTTTTGGGGGTTGTTGGTGGCTGGTGGTCTTCTGGTCGGGTGAATCGGAGGGTTCGCTGGTGGGGTTCGGGGTGGCTGGCTGGGAGTTCGCATGGGCCGAGTTGGAACTGTGTGATCTCGTCTGGCCGGGTGGTCTGGTCGATGCGGATGTGGTCGAGGAATGATCCTGTGCATGGTGTCTGTGGGGACATGGTTACCTTCCTGGGGGTGGACCCTCGATGGTTGAAGCACGCTTTGTTCCTGTCGGCATCCGGCAGGTTTGGCGTGTCTGTGTCTGCTACTGGTATTACGGCTCCTGGCCTAGCCCCGGCGTACACTCCATCGGGCGGTTCCGAATGGTGCGAGCCCGCTCTATCGTCTACTGCGGGATGTTCTCGATACGCCCCGATCTGCTCGGGCCTGCTGGGGGAGTTTCCGTATGTTTTCACAGAAAACAGTATTGTTGTCCCACACCTCTTGACACCGCGGTCTACTCCCCGAGCCCGACTATCCGCTATCCGTAGGGCCAGTGTGGGAGTGGGCGACCATCGAAGCGTGGGCGAAACGAACCGGACGCCTGTAGCTGGGGGAGTTTCCGTATACGGTCGCTAGTCCACAGTGATGTTTAGAACTTGGCTGGTTTGGGCCAGTTCTCGTAAGTCTCGGCCCGCTCATCGTTAGAAAGCTTCGCCATCTCGCGAGCAATGACATCGGTGAAAGAGAACCATTCGCCGTGGAGTCTGTCGGCGGCGAAACGTTGGTGGTAGGCCTGCTCTTTGCGGACACCGCCCGTTGTAATGACTACGGCATCGAAGGGAGCACCGGCACTGTTGGCTAGGTCGGTCAATCGTTTGGTTGGTGCGGTGGAATGACCGATCTTGATGCGTTCCCCGCGTTTGGCGAAGTACAGCATGTCCGGTTGCCGTCCAACCGTACGTTTGGCGACCTTGCGAGCTTCGAGCTGGCGAAGCCGCTCCTCCTCCGCTGCTAGACGAGCCGCTTCAGCTTGCTTGTGTTCGGCCTTAGCGTCCTTGAAAGCCTCGACACGCACTACCTTGCGAGAGAAGAAGGCGGCTAGCTCATCGGCGTGGTATTCGCAAAATGGCTGACCCAATGTGGTCTGTTCGCCATCGGCTAGTGCTCGTTGGGTCACCCATCGCATCGCCTTGCGTCGGCAAGGGTCGCCATCATCGTCGAGTGCGATACAGAGTTGGAAACCGAAGCGTTTGGCCTGTCGCCAGGAGCAGAGGCGATCCGCTCCACACGGGTCTTCGGGCATAGATCGTCCCACGCAGGGTGAATCCTAATGCTGTAGTTTCATCATTGCAATTCATCGCGGTCTACCAGCAGTTTTCCCACTCCGTCATAGGGGTCGCGAAAAGAGTGTCAATCTCCTCTTGACAGACACACGTTCGGTCTGTACTGTCATCAGTGTCGGATAGTCCGACTCCCCAGTGATACGGGAAAATCTAGGAGGTGCAGAATGTGGAAGACGCCAGAACTCCACTACCGAGGCGACCTGTGGAACTCCACCAGAGAGCAGCGGGAAACCATCGCCAGAGGCATCATGGCCGAACGAGGCTTCGAAGTGCGTCGGGTGATGAACCTGGCATCCGGTCTCTACATGACCGCCGTACTCGACGACGGCTCGCATGTCAACATCGGCGACATGGAGGCCGGACGGTTTGCATGGAAGCGGGCCGAGGTGGCACTGTGAACCACGTCGACCAGGCGGAGCTTCAAGCCTTCAACAATGAGGCGCAGACGCTCATCAGCCACGAAACCAACCACATGTACCCAACGTCGTACGGTTCCACCTACGACCCGAACATGACCACCAAGGAGATCGCAGCGGAAATCCGCAAGGTGCTCCGCAGGCTCACCAAGTCGAAGCATTCGCCACTGTCCGGGGCGAAGGTGTCGGTCAGATACGAGAGCTTCGCCGGTGGGACTTCCATCGACATCACGCTCGGCGTTCCCTACCCGGTGAATGCTGACGACGAGGACGACAACCGACGCGAGGGCAAGCCGTGGCCGTGGCTCAACGATCAGGCGAGAGCGGCGAAGCAGATCGCTGAGGGCCTGCATGGGGCTTTCAACTACAACGGCTCGAACACGCAGGTCGACTACTTCAACGTGAACTATTACGGCAGCGTCGAAGTGGAAGAGCTGGCCCAGTGAGCAACCAACCACCGGGGGACTGTCGGCCTGATGGGGCGGCCCTTCTCGGCGTCACCGAGATAGCCGCACGTCTAGGAGTCAAACCGAATACGGTGAGCATATGGCGGATCAGACACGCCACCTTCCCCGCGCCCCTGGTGACTCTGAGCATGGGGGCAGTCTGGTGGTGGCCCGACGTTGAAGCATGGGCGGCTATTAGGAATACAGTCAACCGCGATCCGCAACCCTGAACCAGACAAGACAGGGCCAGTAGTTTCCCTCCCCGGCGAAATGCTGGCCTTCCCCATGTTGGGAGGGGGCGGGTTGTGATACCGCCGGACAGCCATCGCAGCCACCCGTTTTCGGGCGTCTAGGAGATGCAGCCACCCGGCGAACCCACCCCCTCGGATTTCGAGGCTAGCCCCCGGCCTTCTCCTCTACTCGTACCAACCCGTCACGATTGAAGTAGGCGCCGGCCATCCGCGCTCAACCAGTGCATCCAATACTCGGCCATCAGCTCATCGGTGACCTCGATCCCGTAGTCCGTCGTGTCGCCACCGTAGAACACCTTGCATGAGGGCAGCGCTGCCCTCATGCAAACGATCACATTGTGGATATAAGGCCAGTCGCCTCGCTCATAACCCGGCCCGTAGTAGCGGGAGAGTGTGCGGAACTCGATGCGTTCCCATTCTCCAGCGAGATTGTCCCGGACCAGCGAGCCGAACCCGATCTCGTGTTCATAGTCGTCTCTTGGGTAGACGCGCTGTGCCATGAATTCGTTGGCGGCGGCTAGTTCCTCGTCGGTGATTCTGCCTTCGGCGTAAAGGTTGACATCAACGCCCATTACGACACCTTCTCCTTCTCCTCGATGAAACTACGTCCGCAATATCGGCACCAGCGGGAGTCCGGCGGCTGCTTCTTCCACCGTTCATAACGGTCAGGACATTCACCACAAGTGATCCTCAGATCCTTCTTCTTCGGCTGATGCGGGTCCAACAAGCCGGCCAGCTCCCGGTCCAAACTTCTCACTTTGGCGATGGCGGCACCCCAACGGCCCTCATCCTCCTTCACCGACACATGAGACGGCGAATGCAGGACTGTTGTCCCGTAGTCGACCGTCCCATCCGAAAACCCGTAACCGCCAATTTGAGCTACGGAAGCCGATTTGCCTACCTGTGCTCGGAAGCGCAAGGTTTGAAGCTTCTCCGCACAGTCCCTCAGACTCTCACAAGCATCCAAGAGCTCCTGCCATGCCCCATTCCGGGTGGAACGGAGCCGTTCGATCTCCGCCTGCAAGATGAGCGGATGTGCATGATTGCATTTAGCCGGTTTTCTTCGGGCCATACCCACTCCCCGGTAGAGGGGAAGTGCGTATGCTTGCTCGGTTCAAAGTCTCAGGTCTCCTCGGGTTCAGATTCACTCAGCGAAACATGAGTGTGGAATCGTTCTGACCCAACGAAGTCGATGCGGTTGTACCAACGGAACGGATCGTCAGGGTCATCGTTGATGGCGGCGTAGCGGACGCCATACTTATCGACCGCCACCATATAGTCATGAGGGCCGTTGCCGCCCGACCAGGTGATGGTGATGCGCGTACCCTCGACCAGTTCAGCCACCTCGGCTTCAGTCAGGAGGCTCACTTCTCCTCCTCGGGTTCTATCTCGCAGTTGCAGCACCAGATAGTTTCGGAGTCGTCTTTGTGCCAATGATGCGGAGCGCACCCAACAACCACCTGGCTCCACCAATCAGGAACAAACCCGCAGCGTTCACAGATGTGCTCGTACTCATGCTCAGGGTCGATACCGTCACGGCGCACGTAGACATTCTGATGCGTGTCTGTCTCGTCGAGCGTGTAGTGCAGTGAGCGAGAGTAGTCGTAGTCTAATTCGCAGCGATTCAACAAGACGCCGATGGTCACGTTTCCTCCTCTACGGTGATCCCCAATTCGGGGAGAGGAACGGATGCAGGCGTGTAGGACGCGCCTTCGGACCACAACTCGCAGCGAGCCATATGGGGCGTCGACAACACCGCTCCACAGCGGCAGAACGTGGAGGTTCGGTGGTTGAAGCAGGTGGCGGGACCGAAACTTAGCTCTGGAAACCACGGCGGAAGGGGGCAATCGTCCATCGCACAATGCAAATCGTTGCTCATCTCATTCCTCCTCTATGGTGATACGGAGAGCAGCGATACGATCCGCATTGGTGATGAAGTAGGTTCCTGTTAGCGCAGCCTGCACTTCCCACTCGTCAGCGTGGTCGGCCAGGTAGTCCAAGACTGCATCAAACACGACCGGCACATCAGAGCGAACGGACTCCTTATCGGCCTCCTCTGTAAACCCCAGTTCCTCCGACAGCCGATCAATGGCCGCTTCGATGGCTCCCTGTCGTATGTCACCCATCATCGGACTCCTTCCCGACCTCCGGTGGATTGTCATGGGGGTTCAACCACCCCATGAGAAACGTCGGCTCTCCATAAGGGTTCATTCCTGTTTCGATGATCTGCCACCCGCTGGCAATCATGTTGTTGGCCCTTCCAGGTGGCCTTCGGGCCGTCCAGAACATGCACTTGTCGCAATCCGCTCATCTACTGCTCCTTCCCGGTGTCAGCCCAATGCCAAGCCCATGCCTCAACACGACGCGGCCACTTCCAACCTGTAGACACTGCCACCAGATAGGCAGTAGAGGCAAACCGAGTCCAGAACCCGCCCATTAGCGATCACCAAACCTTCTGTGATGCCAGTCCACGTAGCCATGATCCCGAACCCATCTGGCCTGACAGTCGTCTTTGGTTTCGAGAGGCAACTTCTCTATGCCCAACCGGATAGCGGCTGCAACCCGATGATGCCCGTCGCCCAGGTAGCCGTCCTCGTCCACGACGATGCCCATACCGTCCACACCATGCTCGGCGATATAGGCTTCCAGCATTTCCTGATAGTGGCCTGGCCTGCCACAGCAGAGGCATTGACGGGTCCGAATGTTGCGGTCCTCGTCAGCCCATGACCAGGGAAGATCTTTTGCCTTTGTCGGCTTCACGTCGGCAACGGCTACGTATCCGCTCATCTACTGCTCCTTCCCGGTGTCAGCCGGTTCAACGCGAAAGCCCTGCCCTTCGTCGGCCCAGTACATCATGTGCCCCAAGATCACCAGCAACGGCCCCTCCACGATCTCGCCAGTCGTCGGATTCAGCCCTCGCACCTTCGGAGAGTGGGCTACCTCAGTAGAAAGCACGTCGATCAGGTCGACCAACGTCAGGGTCCAGTAGTCCTGGCCTTCCTCGATGGCACTGGGGGAGTAGGCACGTAGGTGCTTCAAGCGAATGTCGCTCATGTCTCACCTCCGGTGTCAGCCGCAAGAACATCAAGAGGGACGATCAGGCTCAACACCATCGGGCAGGCTTCCACCTTCATCCGACCTCCACACGCATTTCGATTCCCGGCCCGCCGATGCTCCTCGCACCACCAGACTTCTACTCCTCCCATCTGTCGGAGTAGGGCCAGAATGTCAGCCGGAGAGGCAGGCCGAGAGATAACCGTACGGCCATCGTCTAGTTGGAATGGTTCCACTCGCACCAATACGTCCTCCGGTCTCACCGAGGCACCTCCACCACGTTGACGCCGTAGTCCCACGCATCACAATCACAGTCTTCAACATGGCACTCGGCTTCGTTGCGATGCCACACTTTGCCGTGTGCGCAGTATCGACAGACAATGTTCTTGTCCTTGCTTCCGCTGGCCCGTAGAAGTCTCATGGTCGGGGTTCTCCCAGGTAGGCGAGAATGGCAGCGGTGG